AGCAGGATCGTCAGCATTGTAATTAACGGCAATTTGCCCAAAAGCAAGGCCAGAAGCGACTGGACGCTTACTAGCAACGCCGCTACGAAGATTTTGAACGGGAACAAGAACAGTCATAACTAATTAGGCAATGCCGTAAAAAAGTGAAAGGAATTAATATTCCCCAGAGTCAATCGCATCAGTTGCCGTGTTAATGATAGCAACCAGTTGATTAGCAGTAAGGTCCTGAACATCGCCAGTGCCACCGCCAGCAGCGCGGCCTTTGACCAAACCTTGCGCTATTTGCACAAGGCGATCATTGCCAACGGAGTTGGGAGCAATGGCGCTAGATGAAAACACTGTCCAAGTGATGTCATCCACGTCAAGGATGGGGGCATCATTCACCTGCACAAAGGCAATGCCACCCTGAGAGGTGCCACCAATGATGAAGGTAAAACTACCAGCTCCCAATTCTGAGCTGGCATTAGCATCGTCGGAACGAGTAAGTACTGCAGGGCGGTTAGCGGCGCCTTCGTCAGTGACAACGTAAATGCCGTTTTGCGTGGCAGTAGTCTGATTTTTAATCAGCACTCGCTCGCCGCCGGTCATGGTAATGCCGTCAAGCGTCAACACGCCGTTAGCACTTGCCTGTAAATACAGCGTGTGGGCAATTACAATGGTTCCAGAGCCAGTGCTGGTAATATCAATTTGCGTGCCACCAGCGGCATTGGCGGCGTTCGTGGCAAGTTGAATAGTGTTGGCATCAATATTGATAACAAAATATTCAACGTCAGCAAATACACCGCCAGGAATAAGACCAGAAGACGAGATGTAAACTCGTTCGCCAGTATTAAAGCTGTGATTGTTAATAGTGAAAGAATCAGCTCCAGTGTTAACTGCGCTAACGGTGCCGGTTGCGTTGAAATAGGTGCTGGTAAAATTAACGGTTGAAGCAGCAACGCATGACTCTTTCAGCGTCAAGCCTTGGGCAACTGAGTCCGCATATTCTTTGGTTGCCGCGTCGCGTGCGCTGACGGGAGGAGCAAGATTAGTAAGGCGGAAGTTGTTGAAATTGACGTTTTGCGACGCGCTGTTTAGCACGTTATTTGCATTAACGTCAACAGTAATTTCTTGGCCAACAGTAGAAACAATTGCCTTTGCCGATGCAGGGCGAATGCTCTTCAGTTCAATGCGATACTCACCAGCAACTGCTGATTTGCTATTGGCAATTAATGATTGACCAGTGGATCCAACATTGACGGCGGTAGACACGCCCTCCAAGTTGAACAAGCCAGTTTGAGCCGTAGACCCTCCCGTGCCGCCTTGACCAACGGAAAGGGCAGTGGTAAGGCCAGTAAGCCTCGTGATGTCGCTATTGTCGCCTCGTGTGGCAGCGCCAAGGCTTGCACGAGCAGCAGAAGCAGTCGTGGCATTAGTGCCACCCAGTGCCACTCCCAAGGGCGAAGCAACATTTAAAGAGTTAATATCAATGCCGCTAGGCACCACATCAACGGAAATAGTATTGCCACCATCTCCCGTGGTAACGCTAATCTTTCCACTGCCAGCTTTTACTGGTCGGAAATTAAGCTGTTTTGTGCCATCGCCAAGTGTACTAACGCTTGACAGTGGGCTGATGGGACTACCAGCGCCAGAAAGCGTAACGCCAGTAGAAACAGCAATGGTGCTAACTGTTAAGTCAACGCGGTTGCCTGACGGATTATCGGCGCCATTAAGCGTGATACCAGCGCCTGGAATAACATTAAGCTCTTGCCTAGTGCCAATTACGCCGCCGCCGCTGCTAACGATAGTGCGCTGTACTGTCGTATCAGGCACCACGCTAATGGTAATCGTATTGCCTGGATCGTCATAGACTGCGTTGATGCCCGTGCCATCTTGCACGAACAAGTCAATCATGTCCTGAAGATCTTCCTTCAGATTGGCGTAGCTAATACGCTTGGTAACCGAAAGCGAAGGGTCGGAGGTGTTGTCGACAATGACAAAAATATCATCATTGCTGGGCTGAACTAGCTCAACAAGATCCGTAATGAGTCTACTTTGAGCCATAGATTAGGAAGCCCCGCTAACTTTGATTTCCCTGAATACTGGTATCGTAGCACTGACTGTGCGTTCTCGTGTCCAAAAGAAAGGTCTTAATGATGCAAGTGTAGCAACGGTAAAGGTGTGAATAACATTAGAGTTTCGCGCCGCTTGCACTTGTCCTGTTAAGCCATCACGACGAATTTGCCATTCATCGTCACTCCGCAAATAAACAGGCCCTCCGCTTACTGTAATGTCAATACCGTTGCCTGCAATTGCATCTGCATAGCTAGCAGCCAAAAGAAAAGCGTCTGCCCCTGATGGAATGACAAAATACTTAACATCAAGCTGCAATGGAGCGGGAGTGCTTCCGCTGTAAATAACCACTGCATCTCCCAGTCCGTAGCCATGGCTTGTGCTTTGAAAAGTGTCGAAAGCAATACTTACGCCACTGGCAACACGCTCTTTGGCAACGCTGCCAATTGACACTCCGGCGGCAGTAACATTTACCAAGCTTCCGTTGGTAATGTTTTCAGCGAAGCCCACGGTATAAACGCCATATGCGCCGCCATTGTCTGCAATTTCTTGAGTAGAACGCCAAGTTGAAACCTGTGAAATGTTTGCGCTAGTCGCTAGTCCAATAGCAGTGGTAGCCAAAGTATTTCCCGGCAACGGGGCTTGAAATGCATCAGGCCGCACCTTGAATTGAACATATCCGTTGCGAGGGTCAAACGATGGCGTCTGAAGAAGTTGCGTGCCAATGCAAAATGCATAAGCTCTGTCAGAGAGATCGTCTGGCAACCCCTCAGTGGTTAAATTAACAATGTCGCTGCCAATAGCCATTCTTTTTACCGCAGGCCGTAGTTAAGGAATGCCCGTACTTCAGGGGCGGGGACTATCACATTATAGGAATTAGTTGTAGAGCAGGCACTTGTCCTCATCCATTCTGCATTTTTTTCTCCAAGATCGATGGGAAGTAATGCATCTTCTATCCGACGGGCAGCAAATACAACGACGCCTTGGTCAATGGGGCGAGCACGGGACGCCACTGCACTATCAATGGCTAAGTCGTAAAAACCTCTGCCAAAGTTAGGAGCAGTAATGCCATCATTTTCGTAATTGCTGTAAGGGAAGCCACCTCGTGACGTGGAAAGAGTAAGAGTGAGAGGGCTAGGGACCGTCTGCACATAAAAAGTCTGATTGTTAATAACAAAGCGGAACCCAGGCTCTAACGTATGTTTTCTATTTAGCGTAATTGTGCTATTTGTAATGTCAATAATTTCGTAGTCTTCATTGGCAATGGGAAAATCAAACTTGCTGTCGTATTCAGTGGTAATTGATTCCCGCACCAAGTCGTAGATGGAAGTGAGCTTGACGCTGGAATGCTTATTGGGCGGAATGTACAAGCGAGTAAGTTCTTTGCCTTTCACTATTTTCTTCACTACAAAATTACCTTCTAACGTGCCCATATCAGTAGCCACGTAGCGATCTTGCAGGCTCAGTGGAAGTTGCTCTGGGAACTCAGTTAGAAGATTAAATGGCTCGGCAAAGACAAAACCATCAGGACTGGAAAGCACGCCTTCCGTAATGGCATCATCAATAATTTGGAAAGGAGGGTTGTTTCCGTCAGGGAAAAGCAGTGTGATAATCAGCAAATCACCGCCAGGTGCCAATAGGAGCGATTCGGCTAGCCCAAAATCACCATTGTCATCTCTAGGAAGCGTGCCATTGAAATGACCCACTTCATCAAAATTTTCAAACTCTGGGTCGCGAATTACAGCTAATTCTGCGCCATAATTTGCCAGCATCTCCAAAGTTTTTGGCAGACCCTGCAAAGTATTAAGAATTTTGTTGTTCGCAAAATCTTTTGAGCGAATAGCAAACAATGGGAAAAAATGTGCAGGCAAAGTACCACCAAGTACTGGCCCAATTTCACGACCGCCCGAAAGGTCAGCACCAAAAATTTCAGCCTTTTCTGATTCTCCGCCATCCACCTGAAGGCTTAGCCCATATTTTAAAATGAACTGCGGCTCTACCAGATAGCCAGAATTGCTAATTTCAATGGTAAAAGGCAGTACAGGCGTGCCCAGGCTGGGCGCGTCTAAGGTG